CTGAGCATTAAGTATGCCAACAGGCGCTACATCCTGCGCGAGGGTAAGTCCGAGATGGTCTACGACCAGAAGAAGGGCCGCGCAGTCATCCCGACCCGCATATACGGAGGCAAGGCTGTTGAGAATATCTGCCAAGCACTGGCACGGATCGTGATCGGTGAGCAGATGCTGATGGTCGCAAGGAAACTGCGCGTGGTGATGACCGTGCATGACGCTGTGGGTGCTATCGCCCCTGCTGCCGAAGCCACCAAGGCCAGAGAATTTGTAGAAGCCTGCATGAGGATAAGACCCAAGTGGGCAACGGCACTGCCGTTAAACTGTGAGAGCAAGATGGGAGCAAGTTACGGTGGTTGATCCAAACTGGTGGCGTAGCCCCATCTCCCGTGAGGATTGGGAACGGGAGCTAGAAGAAGCGCAGCAGAAGCGTATCCAAGCGCGTATCGCATGGGAAGAAGCGAAGCGGGCGGAAGCTGCCATCCACCAGATGCGGATTACGCAGGCAGAGGGGAGCTATAACAAACGCAACTGGGATGTTTGGCGCGAGCGCGTATTGGAAGGGACTACCTACGCAAAACTGGGAAAAGCCTACGGGGTTAGCACCGGTCGTGCGCGGGATATCTTTCGGGATCGTAGTTGGAAGGTAAAATCAGCCCTGAACCCCGGCATCAATGTTCAATGGGACAATGTCCCGGATGAAATTCGAGAAGCCACATTGGGCGTCGAGTTTGTTTTCCGTAACGAGCTTGCGCTTGAGGACACAAAAGGATGGGAGCAGCTTGAACCCACTGTCTATGGGAGTGCGTATGCCTCACCAAGGCCAGAGTGGAAACCAGAGTGGGGGCACCAAGATACCTCACCGGCTAAACCCGTACCGGCATATACGTTTTACAAAACATTAACTCAGAAGGAGCAAACAGATGAAGATTACTGACTTTGGAATGTCGCGCTTTGCCGACTACGAGATTGACGAAAGCTGCCACCTTTATAAGGTTGAGGTCTTCCACCGTGTAGAGGACGCTGAGAGGGGAACCCATACTACGGTAGCAGGGGAGCTTGTTACCCAAGACAGGGACATGAGCCGCAACCCATCCGGTCGGCGCACAGGCGTAGCCCTGCACTTCTATAGCGAGGTGAACGCAGCGCCCGAAGATAAGTTCGTCATGTGCATTTTCCAGCACAAGGGCGGCGAGTTCATCCAGTTCAAGACATTAGCAGAATACGAAGGGAAGACCGCATGACTGATGACAACGAATTTATGCAGCGGCTTCGTGCCGGATGGAGACAGGTAATTGAAGGTGACGGTGGCCACTGCCCCTGCTGTGATCGGTGGGGCCGCATCTATGCTCGCACTCTCAACGAAACCATGGCGAAATCGCTTGTTTGGCTGGCGCATATGAGTGCCGATGGTTCATGGGTGGATGTGCCTAAGCAAGGACCACGCTGGCTTGTGCGGTCTAACCAGTTGCCGACCCTGCGTTGGTGGGGGCTTGTCGAGCGCATGGCTAACGAAGATGACCCAACAAAGAAACATTCGGGCCACTGGCGTGCAACCGAGAAGGGTATCCAGTTTGCAGGGAACAACCTGCGCGTGCCAAAGAAAGCCTACACCTACAACGCTGAAGTTGAAACCTTTGGCGATGAGATGGTGAGCATCAAGGATTGCACCGAGCAGTTTGATTATAGCGCAGTAATGGAGAACAACGCATGAGCGAGTACCAATTCACCAAAGACTGGTTCAACTGGGCACCGGAAGTCTGGAACCAGCTTATCCCTATGTTGTCAGGCACAGCAGGACACCGACAATTCCTTGAGATTGGCTCTTTTGAAGGTCGCAGTAGCATCTGGATTGCCGAGAACATGATGATCGAAAACGACGAACTGCGTTGTATCGACACATGGAAAGGTGGCGAAGAGCATGGCGAAGAGAACATGAGCGAAGTGGAAGAGCGATTCCGGCACAACTTAATTGTAGCTACAGAAAAGCTGCCGCGCCGCCGTATCTTCCAGCTAAAGGGCACCTCAATTCAGAGATTGGCGGAACTCCAGAGCCACCCGTCTGGGTATAGCTTTGACTTCATCTACATCGACGGAAGCCACACGGCACCCGATGTGCTGACCGATGCTTGCATGGCTTGGCCATTGCTCAAGCCCGCTGGGCTTATGGTGTTTGACGACTACATGTGGGGCAACCCGCGTGATGCGCTGCACCGTCCTAAGATTGCTATCGACGCCTTCACCAACATCTTCGGTGAGACGGCAGAAATCATCCACGTTGGATACCAGTTAGTAGTGCGTAAGAAGGGAGAGTAGGTATGGACCAGTTAGTAGCATTAATAACAGCAGCAGCAATATTTGTGTTGGTTTATGCCAGTTACCAGCTTGGTAAGGGTAGCGCGGATGGTGACATCCTCACCATTAAACAAGAGAACGAGCGGCTCAATGCTGAACTACACAGGCTGACTGACCGTGACTCTAAAGGTAGATTTAAAGGGGGTAAGTAGTGCCAGTAGTAAAACGGTCTAGGCGACTATGGACGCCAGACATGGATGCAGAGTTATTGAGTTACTACGAGCACGGCCTGAGACCGGCATACATAGCGGAACAGATGGAGCGTACGATTGCTTCCGTGGAAGGCCGCTACATAAAACTTAAAAAGAAAGCAGAAGCAAATGATAAGAAAATGGATACGTAATAAGCTGGATGGCCCCGTGTATCTGGACTGCTACACAAGCAACCCTAACGCATATAAAGCGGCGCGTATAAGTAGTGCCATCAACCACCTGCCTTCATGGTGGAAGCGGTTGTTACCTACCGTGGAGCGTCCTGTAATGAACGAACTCCTTAAATTTAAGCGTCCCGGGAGCACCATGCGCCATTGTACCGGTCTTACGGACATGTTTAAGAAGAGTTTCTGTATACCGCTTTGGAGCGATCTGATTATCCATCTAGAGCCAGCGATGCAGGAGGGTTATGCGTGGAAGTTTGCTGATGGGCGCAGTAAGTTGACCGAACACCCTGCGTTCCAGAGGGGAGACTTCATGCCTCCGGAACATTTCCAGCACCTCAAGCTCGATAGTCCGTGGTATTTGCATTGCGACGAGAACATCAACTTTCTGTTCTTTGACCCGTTCTGGCCGTCTTACGAGGGTGAAGAAGTAGCCATTATCCCTCCCGGACTACTGAACTTTCAATACCAATCAGGTACAAACATAAACATGTTTATCCGTAAGTTAGAAAACGAATCCCGCACGGTGGACCTTAAGCTTAATACCCCCTTGGTGTTTATTACGCCGTTAACGGAACGTAAAGTTGTCCTCCGGCACCACCTAGTCTCCCAAGAATATGCAACGATGTACGTGAATCGACCTGTAGCCGCGTTTAACGACTCGTATGTGAAGGGTAAGAAAGCCCAGATCGAAACAGAAAAACAAGCCCAACAGGAGCAAACCAATGTCTGATGAAATTAAAGTAAAGCCGGTAGACCCGGATTATAAAATCCCAAGCATCATGGTGGCGACACCGATGTATGGCGGTATGTGCACCGGAGCTTATGTGCAGGGCTTGCTCTTCACGACAGCTAAGATGCGTGAGGTGGGGGTAAATATCTTCTGGTGCCAGATTACCAACGAGAGCCTCATCACCCGTGCCCGTAACGAACTGGCCCGTATCTTCCTTGAGAAGGAGATTGATTATCTGATGTTCATCGACGCCGACATTGGCTTCGACCAGAACGCTGTGGCTATGCTGCTGGCGGGAGACAGGGACATCGCTTGCGGTATCTACCCCAAGAAGGAAGTGAACTGGGAGAGCGTCAAGAAGGCAGCCATTGAGGGCAAGACCGACCTGCACGACCACGCTGGCGCGTTCGTGTTCAACATGGTTGATAGCGGACACCAAGAGACAGACGAAGATGGCTTCATCGAAGTGCGTCATGGCGGCACAGGCTTCATGCTTATCAAGCGTCAAGTGTTCCTTGACCTGATGCCTCATGTCCCAACCTATCGGGTGTCATCGTTCTTTGACCCAGAGAAGGGGGAGTATGCCAAGCCTCTCACCCATGAGTTTTTCGCAACGAGTATCGACGACAGCGGAGCATTGCTGTCCGAGGATTATCACTTCTGCGAACTATGGCGGAAGCACGGGGGTAAAATTCACGCCCACCCGTTCATCCGTCTCACCCACACCGGCACATACACCTACGATGGTGACATTCTAAAGTCCGGTGGCAATCTAAAGTAAGGAGCAAACACAATGGCTAGAAGTAAGAAAGCAGCAACAGTGCTGGAGATGCTCAACAAAGGCATGAGCACCAAGGAAATCACTAACAAGTTTGCGGTCAGCCCCGGCTACGTCTGGAAGCTGAAGAAAGAGATGGCACACAAGACTGAAGAGAATGACGACAACGTGGTACGTCCGCGAGTTGTAGCTCCGCACAAGGTGATGCGCGTGACCAAGGAGCAAGCGGAAGCTATCAAGGAAGTAGCAAATCAGCCCGCACGTAGCCGTGAAGCACCGCTTAACCCAGTGGAGAAAGTCCTTAACAGTCGTTCGAACGCTGATGAAGACCCCCTTGGTAAGCTCTTAGATAAACGCGCTGAGCAGTATGGTTCTTTCATGGCGAGCGCGAATGTTGCCATCCGGTTGAAAGGGGTGATGCACAACGCGATTGCGCAGCAAGACCTGCACCTAGCACCGGACCAACTTCTTTCATTGGATATGATTGCTGTGAAAATCAGCCGCATTTTGACGGGTAACCCGTCACACACAGATAGCTGGGTGGATATCGCCGGTTATGCAAAGCTGGTCGCAGACCGGCTCCAAGGTAACGTAAGATAGGAGGGTAGTATGAGTATCTTTAATCCATGGGGTGAAGTGCGCGAGTTGAAGGCGCGTCTCGCTGAAGCAGAGAAAACATACGTGAAGATGGCCAAGCAGATCAAAGGGCTTGAGTTTACCAACAGGGAAAACGAGCGCGAGATCAAGCTGCTTGCGTCGGCCTTGAAAGTAGCGAAAGCTTCCTTGGCTGAAGCCAGTAAGAATGATACACGTGATACCAAAGGTCGTTTCACGAAAGCCAAAAAATAATGCCAGCTTGGTCGTACAGCAGTATCAAAACCTTCGAGCAGTGCCCGAAGAAATACTTCCACCTCAAGATAGCTAAGGACGTCAAGGACGACCCCGGCGAGGCGGCTGAATATGGTACCGCTGTACACCTTGCAGCAGAAGAGTTCATTCGTGATGGCAAGCCCATCCCTGAGAAGTTTGCTTTCATGCGCCCCATCGTGGAGCCACTGGCAGCAAAGCAAGGGGAGAAGCACACCGAGTTACGGCTAGGTGTCGCCAAGACGGATGATGGCTTTGTCTCTACGACATTCTTTGCCAAGGATGTTTGGTATCGGGGCATCGTGGATTTGCTGATTGTCGATGGCACCAAGGGCTGGATGGTCGATTACAAGACCGGAAAGAACGCCAAGTACGCCGACATGAAGCAGCTAGACCTGATGGCAGGTGCGCTCTTTATCAAGCACCCTGAGCTAGAAACCATCAAGTCTGCGCTGGCATATGTGGTTAGCCAAGAGTTTCCGAAGAAGACGCACACACGCGATAAGCTCGACGAGTATATGTCCGTGTTTGACGATCAGCTTTATAACCTCGACGCGGCTATGGAAAATGGTGTATTTAACCCTAAGTCGGGGCCGCTATGTGGGTGGTGTCCGGTTACTTCATGCGAGCATTGGAAGCCAAGGAGGAAGTGATGGCACGGGATTACCGCAAAGAATACGACACCTACCAAGGTACCGACCAGCAGAAGAAGAACCGCGCTATGCGCAATGCAGCCCGAACCAAGATGGTGAAAGCTGGCAAAGCCAAGAAGGGTGACGGTAAGGATGTGGGCCACGTGGTCGCGCTCGATAAGGGCGGCAGCAACAAGACTGGCCTACGCATGGTTAGCAAATCTGCTAACCGGTCCTTCGACCGAGACGCCAAGAAGAATTTAGTTTCCGAGACGAGTCCGCGAGAACGCAAAAAGAAGTAAACGTACCTAGGAGCAAACTGGTGCAAATCGTTGAAAACAAAGCGTTGCTGGTCAACGCACAGGACCCGTGTCTCATCACGGATAACATCCACAAGAGCGCCGACACCAAGGATGGCGTGCTTGTCAAATGGGGACACAATGAGTCCGAAATCCTAGCGCAGCTTGGCTTCGCAGATACCCCCTCGCCTATGCTCAAGTCCTACGAGTGGACGGGTAAGTTCGAACCATTCAAGCACCAGAAGACCACCGCATCCTTCCTCTCGCTACGCAAGCGGGCGTTCTGCTTCAACGAGCAGGGGACAGGCAAGACAGCCAGCGTCATCTGGGCAGCCGACTACCTCATGAACCGTGGCTTGGTGAAGCGTGTGCTGGTGCTGTGCCCGCTCTCAATCATGAAGTCAGCGTGGCAGCAGGACTTGTTTAAGTTTGCCATGCACCGTTCGTGCAGCGTGGCGCATGGTGCCGCTAAGCAGCGTGAGAAGGTTATCAACGCTGGCTCTGAGTTCGTCATCATTAACTTTGATGGGCTGGCTGTGGTTAAGGACGCGATTGCCAATGGTGGCTTCGACCTGATCGTTATCGACGAGGCTAACGCTTACAAGAACCCCTCGACCAACCGCTGGAAGATACTGAACCGTCTGGTGCGCGACACCAACCCACGCATGTGGATGCTGACTGGTACGCCTGCTGCGCAAAGTCCGGTGGATGCTTATGGTCTGGCTCGCATGATGGACCTACCCGGCTGCCCCAAATATTACGGCGTGTTCCGCGATACCGTACTACGCAAAGTCACACAGTTTAAATGGGTACCCAAGAGCAACGCCCAAGAGGTAGTGCATAAGGTACTCCAGCCTGCCATCCGGTTCGAGAAGAAGGATTGCTTGGACCTGCCGCTTGTAACGCACATCGAGCGCGAAGCACCCCTTACCCCGCAGCAACGCAAATATTATAACGAGCTTAAGAACCAGTTGCTGTTCGAGGCCAGTGGCGAAGAGGTTAGCGCGATTAACGCTGCGACCAAGCTCAACAAGCTGCTCCAGATCAGTGGAGGCGCGGTCTATACGGATACTGGTGAAGTCTTAGAGTTTGACGTCAGCAACCGCCTCAACGTGGTGTTGGAAGTTGTCGAGGAAGCCAGCCACAAGGTGCTG